AAGAGCATAACCTGATCTTCTCAAGTTAAATCCAAGCATACCTTTTGGATACAGTGCTGGCTCTGGTTTGTCAATGTCAAGATATGTAGATGTCAACAAGTCAGTGATCAATGTTTCTTCGCTGATGATATCTTTTGTACCATCTGAATGATAACGGAAGTCAGCAAATAAAACACCATCTTGTGATGTTTGGTCTGTGTTATCAATTGACACAAACTTTTGTCCATCTGGTTGTGATGAATCATATCTGTATAAATCTGGATACTCTTCTAGATCCGCTGTGCTTAACCAAATGTCTCCATCAACAAGTGCTGTGCCATCTGATTGTGTTGTTGGCTCTGATGCTGAAACAATAGGACCATTTGGATCTGTTTGTGATAGATCAAATCCTCTAGCATCTGATGATACATTTTGATAACCGTCCCACGTTGTGCCGTTGTGTATCAAGATGTCAACTTCGTCTACTGTTGTGTGATACCATAATTGGTTGTCTGCTGGATCTTTGGTTGGTTCATTCACACTCTGTATTGCTGTGAATGTTGTGCCTGAGTCTGGTGTGTTCTCAACTGGAGTCCAATTAGATGCTAAGAAAGCAAAAGTTCTATTGGCTTCTGTTTGATCATCTGATGATGAAAAGTCATCTTTGTCGCCTGCTGGTGCAACATATAGGTTTGCAATTTTGTCTGTTGAAAGATCTGAGTTGCCACCGTATGCATTTGCATTGCCAGCTGCAAAACCTAAGTCTGCCATTGCAGTTCCGTTGGTGTCTGTGAAATAGATGTTGCCACCCAGTGCATGTGACACAGTTATTCTTTTGGTTGTTGCATCATATGAAGCACTAATGTGTTGGAATCCTGCAGCTGATATGGCCGCAACAAAATCATCTGCATCGTCGCCACCAATTGATACTGTCTTGGTGTTTAATTTATTTGCCGCTGTGTTTGCAGTAGCATCTGGATTAAGAATGGTTTCTGCCATTCTAATTGTGTCACCACTGTCTACAGCAGCTGTCTTGGTTGCAATTTTATCTGAAACAATTTGAGTTGTTGCTCCAGTACCAGCTGATCTTTGAAAAGCAACATAGTCAATCACTTCACCTGAGTCAGTTGTTGAATCGTCCCATTCTGATTCACCAATGTTTACTTGCACGAATACATCGTTGGTGGTTAAGTTTTGACCGCCACCTAGTTTGTCTAACTGTTGAAGTGCTTGTTCTTGTGTGATAAACACAGGAGCACTAACACTTTCAAATTGTCCTGCTGTGTCGGAATATTTTTTTAATGCAATGTTAGCACCACCGTTTGGCTCAGTGGTTTGAATAAACACAGATCCTGATGGTCTTGGTGATGTGTCACTAGTTCTAAATCCGTGGTCTTCAGTGTGTTGTCCTATGAACACTTTTGGTATTTCGTATCTTCCTGCTGTGATACCCAATAGTGTAAGTCCTTGTATAGCGGAGTCGTCCACGTTGTTAAGAATAATTGTGCTGGCTTCTGCTGTTGTAGATGAATCATCACCAGTTGCAGCTGCAATACCGTATATTTCTAATCTGCCATCCACTGCCGCAGCTTGTACACCTGACATTCCGCCTGCGTTGATAGCGGCAGCCGCTGTGGCCACTGTTTGACCAAGCACGATCTCTACACCATTGACGCTAATTGTTGCATCACTCAGTGCTGGATTTGTGGTTGTGCCTTTGATAGTTGGGTGTGCTGATGACCAAGAAGCATCCTTTGTTGCGGAGTCTGATGATCCAACTTGTACCCATGTGTTTGAACGTGTTTTGTAGTATAATCTGTTGAATGGATTTGTTGCCACTACAGCATAATCACCAATTGAACCTTTGGTTGATTTTGGTGCGTTGCCTGTGACATCATCTGTTGATGTGATGTAAATTGGTGTCTTCACTGTGAATGACTGTGTGCCTTCACTCCACTCTTTGATTCCAAAGGATGATGAAGCAAGATCCAACCAGTAAAATCCGTCATTAGGTCTACCACCAGGTGCACCTGCTGTTCCGGATAATTCTGCTGTGTCTACATTGGCTCTGATCACAAAGGCTCTGTTTGCGATGCCCAAGAAGGAGTAAGCGGCTTGGAGACCGTATTCATTCAATTCAGATCCCTGAATTGGAGTGCCTGATGCGTCAGTCACAAAATCTGGATCACCGAAAGTCTGTGTTAATTCTCTCTGTGATGATATTAGAAAAATTTCGTTTGCGTTTGTTGACAGTGTACCGGCAGCTGTGCCTGTGCCTGTACCTGATGTTTTGTCTTGTGCAGTTGCAACTACTACTAGTGGAACTGCTCCTGGTATACCGGGGACGTAAAATGATTCGTCTACTACGGTAACCTCTACTCCTGGTGATATTAAAGCCATTTGTCGTTTACTCCTTGTTGCAAATATTTACCACTCATGGGCTGATTATTACAATCGATTTAAAGAGTGCTAAAAAGGTGTGCATAAATATATGCGTGCTTAATGGCAATGGAACAAAGCGACCTTTGTGTCAAGAATGTAATAGTAGGCCAGCTGCCTACAACTATCGACGTGGCGACAAAGTGTACTATCGAAAAAAATGTGATGCATGTATTCGCAGGTCATCATCATCAACCATCAGCACTCCTGCTTGGCAACGTTCTGGATATCACAAACAAACACATTGTGAAATGTGCGGCTTCACTGCACAACATCCTCATCAACTTGATGTTCACTATCTTGATGGCAACATGACCAACAACAATCAGAGCAATTTAAAAACAGTGTGTGCTAATTGCAACAGATTGATACACGTCAAAAAACAAGGTTGGCGTCAAGGTGATCTCACTGCTGATCAGTGATGCAATCAACTATCTTTTGATGTAGTTTGCCCATTGAGGCATTGTTTTCAATCACACGATCAAATGAAGAATTTGCCCATGCCCATTCTGATGCATGAATTTCTTTTGGCTCTATACCGTTGATCTTGTAATCATCAAACCATTGAGGATTTTGACCTCTTTGGATACACCACACTTGCCCACCAACAGATTTAATCATATCCACTTCGTTGGGAAACCGTGTGTCCGGTATTACCCAATTGATTGTAGGATTTTCCTGAATTTTCTTTTTGACTAAACTTACCCATATGCCATCATAAAATCCTTGTCTCATGCATTCAGTGCCGAACACTTGTAAAACATATCTAGGAGTGATTAAACTGTCCAACTCATTGCTCCAAAATGCATCTGGTCTTTCTCGCCAATCTCTTGATTGTGGAGTAACACCTTCCAGCATTTGTCTTGGCCAGTCAAACATCTCTGCCACAGCATCTTTTAATTTGTCTGCAAATGATATCTTTTGAAAATTATGTTGATCAATGAGATGGTCAGCAACAGTACCTTTGCCTGAACCGATTAGTCCGCATATGCCTATGATCATTAAAACGATTATATAGAAAAATTATCCTATTGTAAAGGACAAAGGTGTGCCACCTTCTGCGTAGTTGCCAATTTCTTGTTCAAGTTTTTGCATTTCATTGACAGCTTCGTTTTTGAGATTGTCACCGTTCAGTGTAGATCCGCCCTGTGGACCAGCAATTTGTGCAAATTTTGATCTTGCTTCGCCTAGTGTGTATTTTGAAATTGCCAGGGTGTAATCTCTAATCCATGGTTTTGCGTAGATGTCAGACAATAATATAAAGTCTGGTCTATAGTTGTACTGTTCAATTAACACCACTTCCTTGTGTCTTTGTCTTCTGAATATGTTCAATCTTCTTGTGGGTTGATCAAATTTAAAATTTATAAATCCACCAAACATTCTTGCAACTAATTCTTGATAACCTGCAAACATATCATATGTTGCCAATCCGCCAATCCTGCCTGTTTGTAGCAAATACACATTAGTGTAGGCTAATTCAAAAGGATCAAATGCAGTGCCGCCTTCAGATGATGATGCTCCTCCCACTGTTCGTCTGTATATTCTCGACACATTGATCACTTCTGCTGGTAGAGTGTATTGTGTTTGATTTTCTCTTAGTTCAAGAAATCCATAGGATTCTTCCACAGAGTTTGAGGATCTCTGTCTAAATTTGTCTACAGCAGTGACAAACGCATTGTTTATGTGTTTGGTATCTAATTCAACTTCAATCATACCGTCGCCTAGTCTTGTTTTGACGTAATCAAATATCTCTTGCTTGGCTGAGTTGATCTGTGAATCTGTTGCTTGTGTTTGAGCAGTGTCTGGCATCACATGTATTTATAGTGCCATAAATATACAAAATGCCAAGACTATCTCTATTCAAGCCTGAAAAAGGAAATGATTTCGCCTTCATGGATCGCAACATTTCTGAAATGTTTCAAATAGGTGGTACAGATGCCTATATCCACAAGTATGTTTCGCCAAATGATCAAGGTGAAACCAATGATGCAACTCAGCCACAACGATCAGGAGATTCGCTGGACGAATTGGCCATCCAAGACATGCTGTTCCTTGAAAACAGGGATCGCAAATATGAATCCGATGTGTATCACACTCGTGTGATTTATAATGTGTCTGACATTGATTTTGATCTAAGTCAGTTTGGTTTGTTTTTACAAAATGATCAATTGTTCATGACATTTCACATCAGAGACATTGTTGATGCATTGGGCAGAAAAATCATGGCAGGTGATGTGATTGAATTGCCGCATCTCAAAGATGATTATTCTTTGGATACCACAGACACTGAAACACTCAAAAGATATTATGTGGTTGAAGATGTCAACAGAGCGGCAGAAGGATTTTCAAAAACATGGTGGCCTCATCTGTACAGAGTGAGAGTCAAAGGCATCACTGATGCACAAGAGTTTAGGGATATTCTAGGCAATGCAGATGAAAACACATCTCAAAAAACACGAGACAAAGATTTAGAAATAAATCAAGCAGTGATTGACCAGGCAGAATCAGATGCACCACAGTCAGGTTACAACACCAAACAGTTGCATGTGATGCCAACAGATGAAGAAGGCAAAGTTGCACTGGTCACTGTGGACGATGACATGACCACAGACACTGGTCACATCAATGTTGATAAAGTTTACCAAACACCAAAAGCCAACGGATATCTTGAAGGATATCTCACAGGAGATGCCATTCCTGCCAATGGCGAAACATACACAGCGGCAACTACCTTTCCAAGCAATCCTGTGGAAGGAATGTTTGTGTTGCGAACAGATTATTCACCCAACAGACTGTTTAGATTTGATGGCAGAAGATTTGTAAAAATAGAGGACAATGTAAGACAGACCATGACACAGACAAACACAAGAAACACACAAAAGACCTCCTTCATTAACAACACCAATACAACAACTCTTGCTGATGGATCCTCTACCACACCTGAAAAAGTTGCACTGAGTAAATTGTTGAAACCACAGGCGGATAATTAATGGAACATTTTTATGATGGGCAAATAAGAAGATACATTCTACAATTTATTAGAATGATGTCTAACTTTTCTTATGTGACAGGAAAAAATTCCAAAGGTCAATCAGAAACACTGCAAGTGCCAGTAAAATATGGCGACATGAGCCGACAGGTTGCCCAAATCATCAAGAAAGGATCTGAGAACACACTGATTGCAGCTCCACAAATTTCATGTTATATAACCAACGTTGCTTATGACAGAGACCGCATGCTTAATCCATATCACATCGACAAAAAACACATTCGTGAACGAGCCATTGATCCTGCCACAGGCCAATACACAGGTGCTCCTGGGCAGTCGCACACCATTGAAAGAATTATGCCAACCCCCTTTCAAATCAACTTCAGAGCGGATATTTTCACAACCAACACAGACCAAAAACTACAAATACTAGAACAACTGTTGGTGCTGTTTAATCCTGCACTTGAATTGCAAACCACAGATAACTTTCTTGATTGGACATCATTAAGTTATGTCGAACTCACAAATGTAAACTACACATCCAGAGCAATACCACAAGGCATTGCTGATGAGATTGATGTTGCATCCTTAGATTTTCTCACACCGATATATTTGTCACCACCTGCCAAGTTGAAGAAACTCGGAGTGATTGAAAAAATCATTATGAGTATATTTGACGAAGAAGCAGGCGAAGTTGATGTTGATGGCATACTTGGAGAGTCATTACTGTCGCGTCAAAACGTAACCCCTGGACAGTATGCACTGTTGTTGCTAGGCAACAGAATTACTTTGTTGGGCGAACAAAAAAATAATATTACAACTCATGCATCCAACAGAGCAAACAAAGTTTTTGAGTCCCAGTCACAATATGGATCTAAAATAAATTGGACCAAACTAGAAGCCTTGTATTCCAAAACCATACAGAATGGAATATCACAAATAAAACTACAACAATCAGCCACCAATGTGAATGGCGATGACATCATTGTTGAAGTCACAGGCACAGTCAGCATTGATCCACAAGATGATTTTACGCTGTTGCTAGATCTAGACACAGATTCGGTGCCAACCAACACATTAGATGCTGTGGATGCTGTGATCAATCCGTTGACATTTAATCCATCATCTGCCACTGTGGGTACCAGATATCTCATCACAGAAGACATTGGTGCAAAGAAAAACACAGATGGCAAAACAGCATCTGAAACTGACATACTATCATCTGATGACGATGGGACGCCATCAGCTGACACAGTGCCAAATTTTGCCGAAGCATGGGGCACAACCATTGCATCTGCCAACGACATCATCCAAAAAGATTCAGCAGGCAATTGGGCACGAGTGTTTGATGCAGATGCCAACACTCAGCTATCAGATTCTACATACACATCGGTACAATATGTCACAAACACCACAACAAGTGTGCAGTACAAATGGTTGCCTGATGCTGGCTACTGGGTAAAATCCTATGAAGGTTTTTATGAGCCAGGCTCTTGGTCTATTGAGTTTTAGAATATAAAATATAACAATGAGTGAAATCACTGCTTCAGGCTGTTTGTTTTATGCCAAGACAACCAAACGTTTCCTTTTTCTCAATCGTTCGGTCAAACAAAAAGGCACGTGGGGCATGGTGGGAGGCAAGTCTGTTGCCACTGAAACTCCTTGGCAAGGACTACAAAGAGAAATAGTAGAAGAAGTTGGACATCAACCAACTATACAAAAAACTATTCCATTAGAACTTTTTGTAAGCAAAGACACTAGATTCAAGTTTCATACCTTTGTGTGTGTAGTAGAACAAGAATTTACACCCAGATTAAATGGGGAACACTCAGGTTACGCTTGGGTGTCAATCAATTGTTGGCCACTGCCTCTGCATGATGGTGTGAGAAAAACTCTGCAGAATAAAACAATAAAAACAAAACTACAAACTATTTTAGATTTAATTGTGTGATTACATCAACACGATCATGATGTTGATTACACCATTGCCGTCACTTGTGTGATTTTCAATTGCTTTGCCAATCACAGTGCCCACTGAAGGGTTTGTGGCAGACTTGGCTTTGCCGTTGCCTGCTGATACCAGTAAGTCACCTGCATTCACAATGCCTTGGACTTTGCATGGCACTTTTCCTGTCATAGCAAGTTTGACACCTGTGCCACCTTCGTTGAGTAGAAAGCCTGGCTCTGTGGATACAACACCAGCTACAGATGTGTGTGCTTCTTGGTTACTCTTTGCAACTTTGTTGTCACCACTGAAGTCAACAACATCGCCTGGTTCCAGATCAGTATCGTCTGTTGGAAATATCTCAGCCAAGTCAGCATATTGAGCCTGTGTTGCAGTTCCTGTAATAAGTCCTGACACACGCATAGCATCGTTCACCAAAATCTCAGTTGAGTCATTTGCTGTGATAACCTGTGTTCTTATGTTGTTTATTGTGACTTCAGATGAATCACTGGCAACAATTTCATTCACTTGCAGTGTGCCTAAAATTTCTAAACCTTCGTTGACAGTCACAACTGAACTGTCTGTGGATTCGATCTCTCTCACATCAAGTGTTGTTGTGTGTAATGTCCCAGATAATGTTACATTCCTGAAGTCACCAATGTCTTTGTCTGAATCAACCACAACAGCTTTTGATGCTGCCACTGTACCAGCTGTTAATCCGTCAATTTGTTCTA